TGCCTTGCTTCAGGAAGCTGGCCTGCGTATCCGTCGAGGTCCACTGTTCTTTCACTGCCGCACCTGTCCGACATGGACATGGGCAGCGTGGACGCAGAGGACTTCGACTAACCCAGCTGTCGGGGGGACAGCAAACTCTGAAAACTGGAAAACGAGGTAAACATGGAAAACGCAAACACACGCATGGTCATCCGCAACGTGCGCCTGACCTACATGCACATCCTTGAGCCGCGTGCTGCTGCTGAAGGTGCTGACCCGAAATACAGCCTCACGATGCTCATCCGCAAGGATGACAAGGAAAACATTGAAGCCATCAAGGCGGCGATCAAAGCAGCCATCAGCAAGAAGTTCGGTGACAAGCCGCCGAAGGGACTGCGGAACCCGCTGCGCGATGGCGACGAGGTGGACGGTGAGACTGGCGAGCGGATGAAAGGCGGCGAGTTCGAGGGCTGCTACTATTTGAGCGCGTCGAACAAGAAGCCGATCAAGCCGGTCGTCGGTAAGGCCAAGTCGCCTGCAACAGCCGATCATCTGGTGAACGGGTACTACGGCTGCGTCGGCGTCAACTTCTACGGGTATGACGCGGCTGGCAACCGTGGCGTGGCTGCCGGTCTGAATGATCTGTGGATCACCAAGAAGGGCGACGTGCTGGCTGGTGCGTCCGTGGACTGGGGCAACGTGGAGGCCGATGACTTCGGCAGCACGGCGCTGTCCGGCTCGATGGATGACGAGGACGTATTCGCCTGATGAAGCAAGTTGGCCCGGTAGCGTATCTGGAACCGCTACCGGGCCTGCCTGCGGTCGGGGGGACCGTGCCGCCAGCATGGGATGAGGAGAGACATGCCGAACGACAGCAGCAATTCTAACACGGTCGTCTACGCCGCCCAAAATAGGCAGGCAGCCTTGTTTGATGCGTTCGATGAATATCTTGAGCGTGCCACCCTGCACATGGGTATTGCCCGCGATTACGGGCTGGCAGGAGACCTGCCCGGCATGGCCTACGCAATGCGGAAGGCTAAAGCATATTTCAAGGCTGCCCATGACGAGATGGCCGAGATCGTGGCCGAGCGCCAGAAGGATGCCGAGGCCGCGTCAGGCGAGCCGTCAGCTGTGCTGAAGGGTGAGAAGAAAGACCAGCTGCCGAAAGAATGGTGGGAAGAATGAGCGGCGACACACTTGACGACTGGTTTGCTGAGGACGACGGCCTGCTGGAACAGGCAACCAAGCTGATCGAGGCCAAGAAGGTCAGCACTGGATCCGGTGGGCAGGCCGTCTGGTCCACAGAGGAGGACGGGTCAGAGAAGGCCGTCGTGCTGGCTGACGCGTGGGAAGAAGGGCTTATCCGGGACGCCAAAGGCCATGCGCTGTTCAACCAGTACAACGTGGCGCACACGCTGCGCTGCTGCCCGGAGTGGGACGGCGTGTTCGCCTTCAACGAGTTCACAGGTAGGAAAATGGTCCTATCACCGATACCGGGGTCAAGGACGCCAAAGAAGCATTTTCACGCCCGTGAATTGGCCGACAGCGACATCTTGACCGCTACCGCATGGTTCAACCGGAACAGGTTTCCCCGGGCATACAAGTCAGTCATTGCTGACGCTATAGACGAGGTGATCTTGGAATACAGGTTCAACCCGGTGCGCGATTACCTCGATGCAGCGGCAGCCGCGTGGGACGGTACGCCGAGGATCGCCGGGTGGCTGGAAGCCTATTGTGGCGTGCAGCCGGGCGATCCGTTGGAACAGCAGTATGTGCAAGAGGTCGCCGCCAAGTGGCTCGTCAGCGCGGTTGCGCGGGTCATGGAGCCCGGCTGCAAGGCTGACGGGGTTCTCATATTGGAAGGCATCCAAGGAGCAGGGAAAAGCACGGCTGCCAAGATACTCGCGGGAGCAGACTTCTTCGGGGACAACCTGCCGCCAATGCACACACGCGAAGCCAGCAGCTATGTGCGGGGACGCTGGATCATCGAGTTGGCCGAGCTTGCCAACGTATCAAAGGCCGAGGTGGAGATCGTGAAGGCGTTCATCAGCCGCACGGAAGAACGGTTCAGACCTGCTTACGGACGCAACGAGGTAACTTATCCTCGACAGTGCGTGTTCATCGGCTCCACCAACCGCACAGACTACCTGCGAGATGATACCGGCAACCGTAGGTTCTGGCCGGTAGCCATTGATCGCGTGGACACGGCTGCGCTGGCTAGAGATCGTGACCAGCTGTGGGGCGAAGCCGTGGTCGCATATAAGGCCGGGGCTGCATGGTGGCTCTCAGAGGCCGTGGAGAAGGTCGCAGCGCAGGAGCAGAAAGACAGGCTGCTGGAAGACCCGTGGCAGGCGAACGTGCTGGAGATCATCGCCAAGGAAACTGAAATCTGTGTGCCGAAGATCATGGCCGAAATGGCTATCGAGACCGCCAGACGAGACCGGGCTTCAAGCAATCGGGTCGTCTCGATCCTTATGCAGAACGGGTGGATCAGGTCAGGCAAGTTCACCACTGGATCATGGGCTGGGCAAAGCAGATATGTGCCACGGAAGGGCATGGAGCAGGCTGCAAAGGCTGCCGAGGTTGCGCCTGTGGCCGAGGAGGACCTGCTCGATCTGAGGATGGAGAAGGACGTGTTTTAGTTGAGCTTGGCATTAGATAACTTTTCTGGATAGCGGGGTTTCCGAGACATCGTCGGAGAAAATGAAGTCGGTCTGGATAGTGGATAATAATATAGCTTATTCAAACGATTTATATAATATATTGATAATACAGGGTTCACGGCGACTATGTCTCAGGGTTGATGCTATCCAGACGTATTATCCAGATGCACTTAGCAATCGTAATAGTCATTCTCCAAAATGTTATCCAGCTATCCAGCGGTGCAGGCTAAGTCGGGGGAAAGAGGACAATGAGCAAGGTAAAGACCGCACTTGCGGACGCGCTGACAAACCCGGTCGAGAGCGACACGGAAGCAGCGTGGCGGGCTGCAGTGCAGTATGCGGACGAGGCTGCGCTGCGGGTTGAGGGACAATGGGGCATCGGTCGCATCGAGAGACTGGTGCCGCCAGAACTGGCTGCCAAGTTCGCCATTGCACAGCGGCAGCTGGATGAGGCGATACGCCGAGGCGATCCTGCATTGGCTGCACAGAAGTCTGCGTCACTGGCGAAGGGGTGGCAGCTGATGGACAAGGCTGCACGGGAGGCTGGTCACAAGCCAGAGGATGCAGGCAACGTCTGGTTCCAAGCCAGCGAGGACGGCAAGCGGAAGTATTGCTTCTGCGCCCGAGGCAGCGAAGGGTCAGCACTAGCTCGACGGTATCCAGATCACATTGTCGTATCGTTCGAGGAGGTCATCCGGCTGCTGGAGACGACGGAAGCCGGGTCTGCAGTGTCTGCGGTTAAAACGGTGTTTCCCGGGGCTACGCTGGCCGCTGGCAGGATACCGAAGGATGGTGATGAGATACCCTTTTGACCTGTCAATGTTTTGTCAGTATAACTGCCGAAACCGTTTAGCTGGGGGTCTGGGTTGAGGAAGAAGGACAAGCCGCCGAGAACGCCGCCGCCTGTAAAGGAGGTTGTCATTGAGCAGCTGCCAAAGAAAACAGGCAGGCCGAGCGGCAAGACGCCAGAAATGATGGAGGCTGTCTTGTTGCGCGTTGCGTCAGGGCGGTCGCTGGCTTCCGTTGGCAACGACGAGGACATGCCAGACGTTCGCACGCTGCATAGATGGATTGCGGAAGACGAAAGCTTCCGTCAGTCCTACACGCGCGCCTGTGCGAACCGTAGCCTAGTCTACGCTGATACCATCGGTGACATTGCGAAAGGCGTACTCGCTGGCCGCATTGATCCAAACGCGGCCCGTGTCGCCATTGACAGCTACAAATGGCTTGCAGCCCGGCTACAAAGCGGCACGTACGGCGAACGCTCCGAGGTCAACGTGAACCACAACCACACGCTGCATCTGGACGCCTTGCGTCAGTTGGCCGATGAGGCCAAGGCGAACAGGCCGACAGTGATTGATGTAACCGCAGAAAAGGTTCTGCCTATAGAAACCCGGAAACCTATAGGCAGCGACGAAGATGTTCCATAATGCACGTTATGCGAACGAGCTTAACCGCGATAGGAACGGATGCGTAACGGTTACAGATGACGCACGGTCGCATGGTCGCAAGGCTTCACCGGAACCATGTTCCGCCAGACCCCCCCCGGCACCCCCACCCCCGGGGGGCGGCTGCTGCGGCAGCACCCTCTCCACAAAAATACATGGTGAAAAATGAAAACTAAGGCGCAACCGCAGCAAGGCTACGAGATCAGCTGGCGCGACATTGGCGACCTGCTTCCGTATGCACGCAACAGCCGCACGCACAGTGACGCGCAGGTTGCCCAGATAGCCTCGAGCATCCGTGAGTTCGGGTGGACCAATCCGATACTTGTTGACCCGGACGGCACGATCATCGCGGGCCACGGGCGCGTCATGGCGGCAAGGAAGCTGGGGGAGAAGCGGGTTCCGGTGATCACGCTGGGGCATCTGACGGACGCGCAAAAAAGAGCTTACGTCATCGCGGATAACCAGCTGGCGTTGAACGCTGGCTGGGACGCCGACATGCTGAAGGTGGAAATCGCGGAACTAGCTGACGCTGAGTTCGACCTCAGTCTTCTGGGCTTCGATGACAAGATGCTGGCTTCGCTGACGGCGGAGGAGACAGAAGGGCTTACTGATCCTGATGAAGTACCGGAGCCACCGGCCAACCCTGTGTCTGTTTTGGGCGATGTCTGGGTATTAGGAAACCATAGGATTGTTTGCGGCAGCAGCACCGAGGCTGACACGGTTGCGAAGTTGCTTGGTCCTGTGAAGCCGCATTTGATGGTGACTGATCCTCCGTATGGCGTGGAGTATGATGCCAGCTGGCGCGATGGCGCACTTGGCGGCAAGGCTGGCGGTCGAGCCACAGGCGTCGTGAAGAACGACGACAAAGCAGACTGGCGTGAGGCGTGGGCATTATTTCCCGGTGACGTGGCTTATGTCTGGCACGCAGGCAACATGGCGCACGTTGTTGCCGAAAGCCTGCTTGCTTGTGACTTTGGGATTAGGTCGCAGATCATCTGGGCAAAGTCGCAGTTTGTTATTGGTCGCGGAGATTATCATCCGCAACATGAGCCGTGTTGGTACGCTGTCAGGAAGAATCGCAAGGGTCATTATGACGGCGGCAGGAAGCAATCGACCATATGGAACATTGAGAAGCCTAAAAAATCCGAAACCGGCCACAGCACGCAGAAGCCTATTGAGTGCATGAAGCGGCCTATAGAAAACAATTCATCACCGGGTCAGGCTATTTATGAGCCGTTCAGCGGCAGTGGCACGACGATCATTGCTGGCGAGATGACTGGGCGGCATGTTTACGCGGTTGAACTGAACCCCGCGTATGTCGATGTTGCAATCAAACGCTGGCAGGACTTCACCGGCCAGCAGGCTATCCTTGAAGGCGACGGTCGCACGTTTGCGGAGGTGTCCGGTGAGCGGCTGGTATAAGTATGTTATACACAGCATGGTTGCGGCGTATGAGGCCGCTGGCTGGATCACGGTGTCTGATCTCGGCAGGCCGCATGGTGAGTATTCTGTGCTGATGCAGTGGACCGGCGACGGCGATCCTGTGATGCCAACGAAAAAGGCTTCCGCATGACGCAGACAAATGACGCGCAGGCATATGTTGATTTTATCCGGGCTTATAAGGATGACCCTGTTGCGTTTGTGCGAAAGGTGCTGAAGGCGGAACCGCTTCCGTGGCAGCAGGATTTCCTGCGCGCCATTGCGCGGGGTGAGCGCCGCATCAGCGTTCGCGCTGGTCACGGTGTCGGAAAATCGACAGGCTGCGCGTGGGCTTTGATCTGGCACTCACTGACCCGGTTCCCGCAGAAGGGTGTGGTCACGGCTCCAACGGCAGCCCAGTTGTTTGATGCGCTGTTTGCGGAACTGAAGGCATGGGTAAACAAGCTACCGCCTGTCTTGCGCGACAGTATTGAGGTGTTTTCCGACAAGATTGTGCTGCGTGGCGCACCTGAAAGTAGCTTTATCTCGGCTAGGACAAGTTCAGCAGACAGACCGGAAGCCTTGGCCGGTGTTCACAGCGAACACGTCCTCCTTGTCGTCGATGAGGCCAGTGCCGTACCGGAGGCGGTGTTCGAGGCTGCCGCTGGCTCGATGTCAGGCCATTCGGCGACGACCATTCTGATCTCCAACCCGACGCGCAATTCTGGCCTGTTCTACAAGACGCATCACCAGCTGGCGTCGGACTGGTTCAGGATGCACGTCTCCTGTTTAGACAATCCGCTTGTCGCTAAGGACTTTGTCAATCAAATATCGGCCACCTATGGCGAGTCGTCCAACGCCTACCGCATCCGTGTTCTTGGTGAGTTTGCTCTGACCGATGACGACACGTTGATCGGGGCGGAACTGGTTGATGCAGCCATTGATCGCGATGTCACGGTGACTGAAGACGAGCCGATGATCTACGGCCTCGACGTTGCCCGTTTCGGTACTGACAGGACGGCCTTGTGCAAGCGGCGCGGCAACTTGGTTGTAGAGATCAAGTCGTGGGGCGGCCTCGATCTGATGCAGACGGTCGGCATGGTCGTCAATGAAGCGAAGCTGGATCGGCCAGCAGAGATATGCGTGGACACGATTGGACTGGGCAGCGGTGTGGCGGATCGACTGCGCGAGCAGGGGTTCAACGTGAAGGACGTGAACGTGTCCGAGAGTTCAGCCATGAACCCCAATGCAAACAAATTGCGTGATGAACTGTGGATGTCTGCGAAGGACTGGTTGTCCACGCGGTCTGTAAAACTCCCCAAAGACGACATGCTTCGCATGGAGTTGGTGGCTCCGCGCTACAATTTTACGAGTTCAGGGAAGCTTGTGGTAGAGTCGAAGGACAGCATGAGAAAACGAGGGCAGCGTTCGCCTGACTTAGCGGATGCTTTCTGTCTGACGTTTGCTGGCAATGCTGCGATGGTTGGAGGCCGCGCGTCGGCATGGGTGCCGGGTCGTCCTTTGCGGCGGGGTATTCGAGGGATCGTGTGATGGCGAAGACACCTGCATGGCAGAAATAGGTAACTAGATGATGCGTTCTTATAAAATTTCTAATTGGAATGGTAAGTGTCTTTCCTGCGGGGAAGATGCAAATGTCGTTAAGTTTGGAAAGGGAAAAGCAGGAACTTGTAACGCATGCTCCAAAAGTGAATGGGACAAAAATAATGCGTTAAAAATTCGTTGCCAACGCCTTTATGGGAACGCTCAAAAAAGAGCTAAAGCAAACGGATGGCCGTCTCCAGACTTTACATCTGAGTGGATTGAGGAAAAGGTTCTGGCTGGTTTTTGTGAGGCCACAGGAATCCCATTTGACCTCCAAACGAGGCGGTCTGACATTCATGCATGTAATCCATGGGTTCCTTCTTTGGACAGAATTGACAGTTCAGGCCCATACCTAAAAGAGAACGTTCAAGTAGTTGTTTACATGTACAATGTCTGTAAGGGTGAGTTTTCTCACGAAGATGTTGTTATGTTTGCAAAGATGCTTTCAAGGAATGAAGTCGATGTCACTTAAAACGTCTGCTTGGCAACGCAAAGAAGGCAAAAATCCCAAAGGCGGACTGAACGCCAAAGGCCGCGCGTCGGCGAAGGCTGCGGGTATGAACCTGAAGCCTCCTGTAAAGTCTGGCGACAATCCTCGTCGTGCGTCATTCTTGGCTCGCATGGGCAACATGCCGGGGCCGGAGCGCGATGAAAAAGGAAAGCCGACACGTTTACTTCTATCGTTGCAAGCGTGGGGTGCCAGTTCTAAGGCGGATGCCAAG